TCGCGGAGAATACTGATGATCTGTTCGTCGGAAAAACGCTTCTTCATGGGGATGTCCTCATGTGGCTTATGAAGACATTACTAACATCGGGGTGTACTAATCAACGGGGAGCAGGTCAGAATGGGCGTAAAAATTTTCATCAGCTACTCGCACAAAGACGAGTTACACAAAGATTCACTAGAAGACCACCTTTCAACTTTGAAAACAAATGGTCAAATCGATACTTGGAATGATAGGAAGCTAGTTCCTGGAGAAAACTGGGCAAATGAGATTTCTGATAATCTCAAAGAAGCAGAGATTATTTTGTTCCTTATGTCAGCTAGTTTTTTAGCATCTGATTATTGCCAAAATATAGAGGCGAAAACAGCAATTGAAAAACATAAAAGAGGCGAGGCAGTACTAATTCCCGTAATTGTTCGGCCTTCTGACTGGACTCACAGCCCTTTTGGAACATTTCAGGCACTCCCGAAAGATGCATTGCCGGTTACTAAATGGGATGATCAAGATGAAGCGTGGCTTAATGTAATTCAAGGCATTCGCAAATCTATTGATGCTCTTAATGACTCAAAAAAAAAGTCCCAGCCCTAGTTGATCACGGTGAAGTAAGACCTACAGAAAGTATTCTCTCATGGATTGAGGATACTGAAGTGGTTTTAACACATAGGAGCGTAGATAAGATAAATCTTTCTGATATTTACGTTTCTTGTGATATGCAGCCGCTTGATTATGCTGAGAGAAATGAAAAAATAACCTCGGCTAAAGTTTATAGTTCCAATGTTCTCTTTGAACAAAAAGATATATATTTAATATCTGGTGAAGAGCAACAAGGAAAGACAACTCTATTAAAACAGATATATAAAGAGCTGTTAAAAAAAGAAATACAGCCTGTATATTTTGATGCAAAGGGAATTAAAAGCTCAGAGCTGTCAAAGTGTTTTGATGGTGCATTGGCTGAGCAATATGAAAATTCAAACTACGATGAATTTATGAAGGTTAGTCAAAAAGCAATTTTGATCGATGACCTAGATCAAATTGGTCTTAACAATAAGTATCGTGGTTTATTTTTATCAGCAATTAAAACACAATTTGATTATATAATAGCCACTTGTAATTCATCATTCACTTTAATAACTGCGGAAATACCTGAACTTAATAACTATAAACAGTTCGAATTACGCGGATTTGGACATCAAAAGAGAGCCGAGATTGTTGAGAAGTGGGTTGCATTAGGTGTTGAGGAATCCATTTCGGAAGAAGTACTATTTGAAGAGTGTGATGATTTTAATGCGCGATTAGATGCTATTATTAGAAAAAACATCGTTCCTCCAAAACCAATTTATGTTTTAATTTTGTTGCAAATGTTTGAGGCATATACTCAGCAGAATCTCGAACTTACCTCTCATGGGCATTGCTACCAGCAACTGGTTTATCAGGCATTTGATAATTCAGGTATTCCTAAAAAGGAGTTCGATCGTTATCTGAATGTTTTAACAGAGCTTGCATGGGCAATACATACTAAACAAGGTGGGCTTAACTCAGATGAATTAGATATATTTTTTGATAGCTATAAGAAGATTTATCTAGGTGTAGATGAAGATACTGTTATTGGAAGGCTTCGTTCGAATTCAATACTAACACTTAAGAACGGCAAAACAGATTTTAAGTACCCTTATCTCTTCTATTTCTTTGCTGCTAAGAAAATAGCTGAGTCTTATACGACTGATAATGATGTATGTGAAAAAACCAAGGTTATTTTGAATAACTTGCATAGAGAGGACTATGCTAACATTCTGGTTTTTGTTACGCATCATACGAAGGATAAGTGGGTATTGGAGTCTATTCAGACAGCCCTCTCTTGCTTATTTGACGATCAGAAACCGGCCGTGCTTTCCACTTCACAGCTGACTTTTTTAGGTGCGTTTATTGCTCAAATTCCTGGTCTTATAATGGAACAAAGAGAAGTAAGAGATGAAAGGAAAAAGCATCATGAATTGCTTGATGATATTGAGCGAAATGCAAATGAATTAGATGCGTTTGAAGAAAATGATATTTTGGCGAAAATAAATAAAACTTTCAAAGGAATGGAAATTGCAGGCCAAATTGTTCGAAATAGGCACGCAACGCTGACAAGGGAAGCATTGCTTGATTTAACCGTAAAGGGAGCTGATACTGGTCTGCGTTTTTTGAACTATTTTATTTGTTTGTCCGACATTGCTAAACATGAGGTTGTGAAATTAGTAGAACTTACCTTAAGCGAGAATCCTAATTTCACCAATGAGCAGATAAAAAAAGAAGCAACTAAGTTCTTTTTGCAAATGACCTACGGTGTTATTAATGGCGTAATTAGAAAAATAGCATCCTCCATTGGTTCAAAGGAAGCTTCTGAAATCTATGATGAAATTGGTGGCTCTGAACCAACACCTGCAGAGATACTGTTGAAACAAGCAATTCAACTCCAGTTCAAAAGAAAGATGGATGTTGATACTATTGCGTATACGGTCAGCCAACTTCAAGGTAATCCTGTTTGTATAAGAATTCTCAAGGAAATGATTATTCAGCATGTATATATGTTCCCAGTTGACTATCGAGACAAGCAAAGAATTGATGCAATGCTTGAATTATCAGTCAAACAGCAACAATTAATGGATTCGAAGAGAAGGTTAAAAGGCTAAAAGTTTAAAAGTGAAAATCATTAAGTCCTGTGTCAAGATCATGCATGAATGTGCATGATTTTGCATCTCCCTAGGATTATGATTATTGTTGCACTGAGCCCTATGGGGGCTAATGATTAAACTTGAAATTGTTGCATGAAAATCCATAGGTTAAGCGGGCAGGCGAGGCGGGGATAGCACTGCGCGCCAGACGTGGTTACAGGATTTATTTTGCGCGTCTGTGCGCGTCGTGGCGGCGCGCTGATGGATGCGGTCGGCTAATGAGGTGTTGGGGCTGTTGCGCCGTGTGTGCGGCGTCTGGCTTGCTCTGAGGGGATGCCGCCCGGAGGCGGCATTTTGGGCGGGTTTAGTCGGTATCGATGCCGTAATCCTTAAAGCGGATCACCTCCATTCCTAACCAATCATTAATCTCTTTGAAACGCTCCTGCAGCGGCGTCAGCTCGTTACGCACAAACACCCGCGCCACCTTCTCGATATCGCCCATTGAGCCGATATTCTCAGGCTTGCCGCCCATGAGCTGGAACGGTACGCGGTGCGCATCGAGCAGGTCGGCGGCGCTCACCTTCTTGATGTTAAAAAAATCATCCTTTGTGGCGACTTCACTCAGCGGCACGATCTTGATGCCATCCGGTTTCCCGTTCGGGGCATAGAAAAACAGGTTTTTGAAATTCCCGAGCCCTTTCGAATCCCGCATCGCGGAGCGCAGCGCCTCGACGTCGGTGCTGCTCTGCGCCGCGTCGGTGACGTACATGATGTAACCCGCGTGCGCGCCGTTCTGGTAATACTTGCGACGAAACAGCGTGGCGGATTCATTCAGCCAGGCAGAATTAAGCGCGCTCAGGTATTCCGGCATCCCGTACAGCTCCTGATTGATGTCAGGCTCAAGCAGATGACAGACTGAGCCGGGGGCGAACTGGTGCGGGTGCGAGAAATCCGACACGTACCAGTAAACATCCTCCTCGACACCCCGGCGGGTGTATTTGGCCGGGGAGGTTTCAAGCTTCATGAGCTGGCCGGTCACGCTCATGCGCTTCTCAAGATAGCCGTTAGCAAAAACCAGATAATCGAGCACAAGGCGGCTGAAATCCTGACGGGACAGCAACGGGTGCGGGATGTAGGTACTCGTCAGGATGTTGCGCTTCACGTAAATCGGGGAGCTGTGATGCACGGCGGCGCGCAGGCTTTTCGCCAGCCCGGAGAAGTTGACCGGCGGCTCGTACCATTTGCCGTTATTGATGCACTCGACATAGTCGAGGATATCGCGGCGATCCAGAACGGGTGACGGCTCGCCAAAGGTGAACGCCTCCATTTTCTGCGGTGTGCTGGCGGTCTTGATGGTCTGTTTTGGCTGTTTGTTTTGGCGTTTTTTCATCTTAGTTAATATCCAGAATGGAGGTTGAATGCATACCGCTACCGGCGGAAAGTGGCTCGTTTAACAGAGCGTGCATGGTCGCCCATGCGATATCCGCGTGGCTGGCTTCCTCACTGCGGCTGGCTTCATAGGTGGCACTGCGGCCACTGCTGGTCATGGTTTTGCGGATAGCCATAAATGACTGCGTGATGTCGGTCGCACCGGCGTCATACTCCAGACACCCGCGCCGGATGGTGTCTTTCGCTTTCAGCACCATTGCGGTTTTCATTTCCGGCGTGTAGCGGATGGCGCGCGCTGCCGGGAAGAATGAGCGCACGAGCTGGTAAACCCCCTGGCCGATGCCGGTCGCATCGATGCCGATATAGTCGACCGTGTATTTCTCGGTCAGCGCACGGATGGCCTCGGCCTGCGCGGCAAAATCCATGCCTTTCCACTGGTGACGCTCAAGGATGCGGAACTTGCCACCGGCAACCAGCGGCGGAGCCAGCACCGCACAGCCTGCGCTGTCGCCGGTGTGTGACGGGTCGTAGCCAATCCATACCGGGCGCCAGTTAAACGGACGGTCGGCGAATGGCTCGAAGTCCTCCCATTCTTCCATCGCATCGACCATGCAACGCTGGAGCTCCTCGAACGGGAATACCGACGCTTTATCGTCGACGAACTCGCACATAAACAGGTTACGGAAGTCATCCGCGCTGTTTTCCTGTCTGAGCTGGTAGAGGTTAAACAGGGTACAGCCCCCGGCGAGCGCGTCCTCAATGGTGACAATCTGCCGCCACTGGCCGTCCCCGCATAACATGCCCCCGGCAAGCGCCTGATGACTGATATCGATGTCGACACGTTCGTCGCGGTTACTGCGGCCACGGTTAAACAGTTCCCCTGACCAGAACGGATAAGCACCGTGCGCCAGCGTCGACGGCGTCGAAAAATAGGTGGTGCGCAAATGCGACTGCGACGCCATACCGGAGGCGACTTTTCGCAGCTTCTGGAAATTGGGTATCCAGAAAATTTCATCGACGTACAGGTCGCCGTTATGACTCTGCGCGGTGTTGGAGTTGGTCCCGAGGAAAATCAGCTCTGCGCCGTTGTTGCCGATGACAATCGGGTCGCCTGACAGGTCGACGTCGACCAGACGCGCAAAGGCGATGATGTACTTACGGAAAACGTAAGCCTGCGTTTTACTGGCTGATAAAAATATCTGGTTTTGCCCGGTCTTAAGGGCGCGCAGAAGCGCCTCACGCGCAAAGTAGAACGTTGCGCCAATCTGGCGCGATTTGAGGATGTGGCGGATGCGGTGCTCTAACCCGGCTTTATGCCACCTGAGCTGATACTCAAACGACTGGTCAAAGAAAATCTCTTCCAGCTTTTCAATCGCTTCTTCACTGAAGAAATTACGTTTCGGCTTTTTGCGATCACCTCTGTTGCGGCTGGCGATATTGGGGTTTAAATCCACCTCGTTTCCGGTCTGGCCGTAGCGGTTCACGCGCGCAAGGCGCTCCATCTGTCGCGACAGAAAATCAGCGACCTTAAAGTCGTGAGGCGTCAGGTCGGGCTTGGCGTAAAGCTGAATGAGGCGCGCCTCTAACGTCGATTCAACGCGGTTAATCGGCGCAGTTTCCTCCCATCCATCACGCTGTTTCCAGCTCTGCACCGTGGGGCGCTTGAGTTCCAGCATGTTGCAGATTTGCGGCACGGCGAACCCCTGCCAGTACAACAGCCGCGCCTGTCGTCGCGGGTCATTGAGTAATGAAAGGTCAGTTGAAATGGTCATGCTTACCTCGTTTTGATGTTACGAGGCAAGGCTAAGGAAATGACCGTGCTTAATCGCTAAACCCCTGTTGTGTCAGGGATTGCACTTCCGCAACAGGTGGCTGATGAGGGGCTGAGTCGGGAAACTAACCCCGACCCGAAAACCCAACATCAGGACACCTGAACAATGGCAAAGAAAGTTTCTAAATGGTTTCGCATCGGCGTCGAGGGTGACACCTGCGATGGCCGCGTCATCAGCGCTGATGACATTCAGGAAATGGCCGATACGTTCGACCCGCGCGTCTACGGCTGCCGCATTAACCTCGAACATATCCGGGGGCTGCTGCCTGACAGTCTGTTTAAGCGATACGGCGATGTAGTCGAGCTAAAAGCTGAGGTTATCAGCGATGGCTCTGCGCTCGACGGCAAAAAGGCGTTGTTTGGCAAAATCCAGCCCCTTGACGAGCTGGTCAGCATGGTTAAGGCCGGGCAGAAGGTTTACACCTCAATGGAGATCCGCCCGAATTTTGCCAACAGTGGCAAGTGCTATCTGGTTGGCCTCGCCGTCACCGATGACCCGGCAAGCCTCGGCACCGAATACCTCGAATTCTGTAGCCGCGCCACGCAGAACCCGCTCGCCGGTAAAAAAGACCAGCCGGGCGATCTCTTCTCTGTGGCCTCACTGGCTGAGCTGGAATTTGAAGACGTTCCCGACACCATGCTCAACAGCCTGACCGACAAGGTAAAGGCCATTTTCAGCCGCAAACAGGCCAGCGACGACGCACGTCTTGCAGATGTGCATGAGGCTGTGACCACCGTCACCGAGCTGGTGCAAACCAACCTCACCGCCACCGACCAGCGCGTCACCGAGCTTGAGACCGAACTGGCGCAGCTTAAGCAGGACGTGACCAGCAAGGCCGAAGAAAGCGCGCAGGCGTTTAACGACCTGAAAAACTCCCTCGATAACACCGAAAGCCAGCGCCAGCCGCGCCGCGAGCTTTCAAAAGGTGGTACGGGCGACGAGCTGCTGACCAACTGCTGAAAACCCGCCGGGCGCGCCGCCCGGCCTGATACCTATTACCCGAACAGGAAAAACCATGCGTAAACAAACCCGCTTTAAATTCAATGCCTACCTGACCCGCGTCGCGGAGCTGAACGACATTCCCACCGATGACGTGGCGAAGAAATTCACCGTCGAGCCGTCGGTCACGCAAACCATGATGGACACCGTGCAGGAATCGTCCTCATTCATGACGAAAATCAACATCGTGCCGGTCGACGAGCTGAAAGGCGAAAAAGTCGGTGTGGGTGTTAACGGCACAATCGCGAGCACCGCTGATACTGACGGCGATGGCGAGCGTGAAACCGCTGATTTTACTGCGCTGGAGTCCAATAAATACGAGTGCGCGCAGATTAACTTTGACTTCCATATCCGCTACAAACAGCTCGACCTGTGGGCGCGATTCCAGGACTTCCAGACCCGTATTCGTAACGCCATTATCAAGCGTCAGGCGCTCGATTTCATCATGGCCGGTTTCAACGGCATTGAGCGCGCCGCAAAATCTGACCGCAAAAAAAATCCGATGCTTCAGGATGTGGCCGTGGGGTGGTTACAGAAGTACCGCAATGAAGCGCCAGCGCGTGTGATGTCAAAAATCACCGACGAGGACGGCGCGGTCATTTCCGATGTGATCCGCGTGGGTAAAAACGGCGACTATGCGAACCTCGACGCGCTGGTCATGGATGCCACCGGCAACCTGATTGATGAGATTTATCAGGATGACCCGGAGCTGGTTGTCATCACCGGTCGCAAGCTGATGGCGGATAAATACTTCCCTATCGTCAATAAAGACCAGGAAAACAGCGAGTCGCTGGCCGCTGACATCATCATCAGCCAGAAGCGAATCGGCAACCTGCCTGCCGTGCGCGTGCCTTACTTCCCGGCGAATGCCCTGATGGTGACGCGTCTCGATAACCTGTCTATCTACTTCATGGATGACGCGCATCGCCGCAGCATCATTGAAAACCCGAAGAAAGACCGCATCGAGAACTACGAGTCAATGAATACCGACTACGTGGTCGAGGCATACGCTGCCGGTTGCCTGATTGAAAATATCAAGCTCGGTGACTTCACCGCACCTGCTGCACCGGAAAGCGGAGAGTAAGCCATGACGAGTCCCGCAGCGCGTCACATGATGCGGGTCTCGGCCTCTGAAACAGCGCGGCGGGCTGCTGTCCCGCTGCGCAATGCAACTGCCTATGAGCAGATGCTCGTTAAGCTGGCCGCAGACAACCGCACGCTAAAACAAATCCGATCCAATGAGCGCAAGGCAGATAAAAAGCGTGAGCTGCTGCCGTTCTATCTGCCATGGGTGGCTGGCGTCCTCGCAAACGGCAAGTGCGCGCAGGATGACATCGTCATGACGGTCATGCTGTGGCGTCTCGATGCTGACGATATCGCCGGGGCGCTGGAAATTGCCCGTTACGCCATGACCTGGGGTCTGACCATGCCGACCGGTCGACGTCCGACGCCTTACCTGCTGGCCGAAGAGGTGGCACTGGCCGCGCAGCGCCTGCTCGCTGCAAAACAGCCGGTCGAACTGGCGAACCTGCTTGACACCATTGCACTGACTGAACGCGCTGACATGCCCGATATCGTGCGCGCAAAGCTGCACAAAATCACCGGCTATGTCCTGCGTGATGCGAGTCAACTGCCCGAGGCGCTGGCGCACCTGCAACGTGCGATCCAGTTAGAACGCACAATCGGTGTGAAAAAGGATATCGAGCAGTTAGAGCGCCAGCTCAGGCCAAAACCCGAACCGGCACCGAAAACCAAAACGACTAAACCGCGCACGCGCAAACCTGCCGCTAAACCGGCGGCACGGCGCGGGCGTCCACCAAAGGCGGCAAAAGCCGCAGGTTAACCGAGCGCTCCCCGAGCCGGGCGGCACGCCGGTCAATGCGGGTATCAATTGCCCTGACTGCGACCGGCGTCCACCGCCCACCTATTACCCGAGGTTGTCATGACGACGCTGATTATTGAGCAAAACAAAGAGCCGCAGGATGTGCCGGGCGTGGTGATACCGCCGCCGGGCGTGAGCGAGCCGGTAATCAAAAATACCCCGTTTTTTCCTGATGTTGATCCGAAGCGCGTGCGTGAGGAAATGCGTTTAGAGCAGACCGTTTCCCCTGTGCGCCTGCGCCGGGCAATTAAGACCGCCATCGCAGAGACGAACGCGGAGCTGGGCGAATGGCGCGAGCGTCAGCTCGATGCCGGTTACGCCACGCTGGCGGATGTCCCGACCGACAGGCTCGATGGCGAAAGTGTGCGCGTATTCCATTACTTCAACGCCGTGTGTGCCATGACGACCGCCACGCTTTACGAGCGTTTTCGCGGTGTGGATGCGACCGCCAGAGGTGACAAAAAGGCCGACAGCATCGACAGCACTATCGATGAAATGTGGCGTGATATGCGCTGGTCTGTGGCGCGCATCCAGGACAAAGCGCGCTGCATTGTGGGGCAAATCTGATGAAAGTGTATGCGCTACAGGGCGACACCCTCGACGCGATTTGTGTGCGGTACTACGGGCGCACCGAGGGCGTGGTCGAAACCGTCTTAGAAGCTAATCCCGGTCTGTCTGAGCTCGGCGTCATCCTGCCGCACGGCACGGCAATTGAACTGCCCGAGACCGACAGTGCGGCCAGAACCGAAACGGTGAATCTATGGGACTGAGTATGGAGAAAATCACCACGTTTATCGCCTACTGGCTGGCCGTCGCGCTGGCGTACCTCGGCGCAATGTCGCCCGAAAAGATGGCGCTTTACGTGGGCGGCGGATGCGCCATTTTTACCGCGCTGACGAACTACTGGTTTAAGCGCAAAACGTACCTCTATCTGACGTCACTCGGACTCGACAAGGGGGCTATTCGTGAAATCAATCGTTAAACGTTGCAGTGTGGCCGCAGTGCTGGCGCTGGCGGCGCTGATGCCTGACTTTCGTCTGCTTAACACCTCGCCCGAGGGGCTGGCGCTGATTGCCGACCTCGAAGGTTGTCGCCTGACGCCTTACCAGTGCAGCGCGGGAGTGTGGACGTCAGGCATCGGCCACACTGCCGGGGTCGTCCCGAAAGGGGAAATCACAGAACCTCAGGCGGCGGCGAACCTCGTCGCGGATGTGATGAACGTCGAGAGGCGTCTCGCAGTCTGCGTGCCGGTAGAAATGCCGCAGCACATTTACGACGCGCTGGTGAGCTTCTCATTCAACGTGGGAACCGGCGCGGCCTGCCGGTCGACGCTGGTCTCGTATATCAAGCGACACCAATGGTGGCAGGCGTGCGACCAGCTCACCCGCTGGGTTTATGTGAATGGCTCAATCAATAAAGGGCTGGAAAATCGCCGCGCGCGTGAGCGTGCTTATTGTCTGAAAGGAGTTTCTCAATGAAAAAATACTTACGTTCTCTGATGTTAGATGTCCTGCTGGCTGTATTCCTGCTATGGGGGCTGGCTTCGCCGCAAAGTGCTGCACTTAATTTTGTTGCAGCGTGGGCGCTGTTTGGCTGTGTTGTCTGTATTACGGCGAGCCTCGCCGGTGTGGCTGTTTTTGACCAATGGCTACGAAATGCAGGGAAAGGTATTCCGGTTAAACCCGGGATTATGAAAATCTTCCGCGCTGTTTTCTGTGACAAGCCCTCAAAGGCGCGTCGCGCATGGTCTCTTATTCTTTTTGTCGTAACCACAGGCTGTCTGCTCGGTGCTGGCTGGATCTTTACCGCGCTGCTTTACCTGATTTGCGTCCTGACCTTTACGGGGGTGCGCACCTCATACCGTCAGCGCATTGAGGAGGCGGGGCTGTGTCCAGATTCATTGTGATGTTGATTGCCGCAGGTCTGGCGCTGGCGGCTGTGCTCTGGTTAAGGCATGAGAACGGTAATCTTCGGCGCTCTTTTGACCGGGCAAATAAGGTCGCGACCGAACAGAAAAACGTGATCGGGATGCTGAAAAATCAGCTTTCCGTTTCGCAGGGAAACGCCAGGCGAAATGAAACCGCGCAGGTCAGTTTACGTGGTGAGCTGATTGCTGCCGGTGCGATGGCCGTGCGCCGGGAAGAAACCATTACGAGACTGATGAATGAAAATGAAACGTTACGCCGCTGGTACAGCGCTGAGCTGCCTGATGTTGTGCGCAGGCTGCACACCCGCGCCGGTTGCGCCTCCGCCGGTCATTGTTTACAGCGCCTGCCCGAAAGTGAGCTATTGCCCGATGCCGGGAAGCGCCCCGGCCACTAATGGCGACCTGAGTGCAGACATCCGCAGGCTTGAGCACGCGCTCGGCGCCTGTGCGTTACAGATTGAAACTGTCAAAGCCTGTCAGGATAAACTCGATGAAGAAAGCAATCAGCCTGCGAAAAGCGCTAACTGACGCCGTCCCGCAGCTTAAAACCAACCCCGAGATGATGCGCATTTTTGCCGACGAAGGGAATATCGATGCACGGCTCGCGGCCTCCCTGTCCCACGAGAAAATTTACACCCTGAATGTGATCGTGTGCGATTTTGTCGGCGACCCTGATTTGATTTTCGTGCCGGTGGCCGCGTGGCTCAGGGAAAACCAGCCGGATATCTGCACGCTCGATGAGGGGCATAAAAAGGGCTACCGCTTCCAGATGGATTTAAACGACGGGGATACGGTTGATATCAGTATCAGCCTCCAGCTCACCGAGCGCACCATCATCAGGGAGGAAAACGGCGCGCTGCATGTGAGCTATGCCCCTGAGCCGCCACCGCCTGAACCCGTCACGCGTCCAAAAGAACTCTATATCAACGGTGAACTGGTGAGCAAGTGGGATGAGTGACTTTAAACCCTTTGATAACCAGCTCGCGGGGCTGCTTGCTGCCCTGTCACCCGCAGGGCGTCGAAAGCTTGCCGGTGAGATTGCGAAGCAACTCAGAACGGCGCAACAGCAACGTATCAAACAGCAAAAGGCCCCTGATGGCTCACCGTATCAGGCGCGAAAGCGCCAGCCGCTGAGAGCCAAAAAAGGTCGAATTAAACGGGCGATGTTTCAAAAACTGCGCACTAACCGGTACATGAAAGCCAGTGGCCGTGAAAACGGTGCTGTGGTGGAATTTACCGGAAAAGTGCAGCGTATCGCGCGTGTCCATCAGTACGGCCTCAAAGACCGGCCAAACGCACACGCTCAGGATGTGCAGTACGCAGAGCGTCAGCTGCTCGGGTTCAGTGGAGAAGACAAGGCGCTCGTGCAAAATTTGCTTTTAAGGCATATTAGTCAATTTTTATAATCATTTACTTAACTGATCGAATGTTAGATTTTAAGTTGTAATCCTTTAAATGATTAGCAATGCTTAAACTCTATAAACGTTTTCAAAAAAATGCTAAAAAATTGGTGGGTAGGCTTGACTTGTTCAAAGCTAGTAAGTATATCTGGATAACAATATACCTTAACCATAATTGTTGCGCCGCTCTTCAATTGTAATGATTGATGGTTTGGTTTTTATACGGACAGAAAATCAATTAATAGGAGTTGGTATGGCCGAATTAACAAATTCGCAAACGATTATGGAGAAAATAATTCGTGAGGAAGCTGCGGAACAAAATATAAGTTATCCGGATTATTTTGAGATATATACTGCCGCTCAAATTTTAAAGGATTATGATGTTACATATTCTGATATAGAATATAGTGTGGTTGGCGATGGAGGGGATGGAGGAATTGATTCCATTTACACCTTCCTTAATGGTGAATTAATAAAAGAAGATACGGATTATTTAAAGGGCGGAAAACATAACAATATTGAGTTAGTTGTCATACAATCAAAAACCTCTAAAGGTTTCAATGAGGATGCGGTTGTTAAGTTTAATGAGGTGGCAAGGGATTTATTTAATATCTCCACGGATATAACAACAGAAGAGATTACTCGGAGATATAATAAAGATCTTCGTGATAAAGTATCCATATTTCGAGATGTTTATAGTTCTTTAATGAAAGGTTTTCCAGATCTAACCTTTTCTTATTATTATTCCACTCTTGGTGAAGAGGTGCATGTCAATGTTCTCAATAAAGGTATCCCTTTAAAAGAAACTATTTCAAAAATGTTTACTGGATCGAAGTTCTCTCTCGATTTCGTTGGGGCAAGTAAACTTGTTGAATTAAATCGTAAGGTTAAAAGTACGTCAAGGATGATGGAGTTAGCTGAATCACCTATCGCTACTGTTAATGGCAGTTATCTTTGCTTAGTAAACCTAAAGAAGTACCATGAGTTCATTTCCGATAATGATTCGATTTCAAGAAGTATCTTTGAGTCCAACGTAAGAGATCACAATGGTGATGTTGTAGTTAATGTTGCAATTCAAGATACATTAAATAATGGTAAAGAGGATTTCTGGTTTTTAAATAATGGTGTTACCGTCATTACATCTAAGGCTGTTTTATCTGGAAAAACACTTACTATCGAAAATCCTCAGGTAGTTAACGGTCTGCAAACATCACATGAAATATATAATCATTTTTCTAACTTGGTCGAGGATGTCGCTGATAGTAGAAATGTCTTAGTCAGAGTGATTTGTGAAAGTAATCCAGAATCTAGAGATAAAATAATTAGGGCAACAAATAGCCAGACAAGTATCCCACCTGCCTCACTTAGAAGTGCTGATGTAATCCATCGCGATATTGAGGATTTTTTCAAGGCGAATGGCTATTTCTATGATAGGCGCAAGAATTTTTATAAAAATGAAGGGAAGCCTGCATCTCGAATTGTTTCTATTCCATATCTATCTCAATGCGTTATGACGGTAGTGTTGTTAGAGCCAAATAACGCTCGCGCTCGACCTTCCACACTTATTAGTGATAATGTTAGGTATGAACAGATTTTTAATAAAAAACATCAATTATCGCTATATTTAAATTCATATTTAATTCTAAAAAGGTGCTCTGAATTATTGAAAGAGTATCAGTTTGAGAGTAAGCGTGATTTCAATAATGTTGTTTATCATATTTCTATGGCTGTTGTTTTAAAAATTGCAGGTTCTGGGGTGCCTAAGAAAAATATGCCAGGGTTTGTAAGTGATTTTGAATTAAGGGATATTACTGAGCCATTGTTTGATGATGTGTTTCATATAGTATGGAATGAGTATTCCCGACTGGGTGGGGATGATAATGTGGCAAAAGGTACTGTTTTTGTTGAAAATATCATCAGTTTAATTCAGTGATTTAGTAGTAATTCTCTATGCTCCAATCAAAAGCCCATTTTGGGTTTTTGATTGAATAGAGTTTCTCTTGTTGTGTCTCCTCCTACAAAACCCGCCTTGATTGCCGCTGGCCTTGCCCGGCGGCATCCTTCCCGTATGAATAATTTAAATTCTCTACAGGAAATCGCACGCGCGATCCGCAACCTCATCCGCACCGGCATCGTGACCGACGTCGACCACGATGAGGGGCTGTGTCGTGTCCAGACCGGCGGCATGCAAACCACCTGGCTTAACTGGCTCACCTGTCGCGCCGGTCGCTCTCGCGTGTGGTGGGCTCCATCCGTTGGCGAGCAGGTGCTATTGCTGGCCATCGGCGGTGAGCTCGATACGGCCTTTGTGCTGCCGGGCATTTTCTCAGATGACAATCCCGCGCCGTCAGCCTCACCCGATGCGCTTCACGTTACCTTCCCTGATGGCGCGGTAATTGAGTACGAACCCGAAAACAGTTCGCTCACCGTGTCAGGTATCAAAACCGCAGACGTTACCGCGTCGGATTCCATCACAGCCACCGTGCCGGTGGTGCTGGTGAAAGCCTCGACCCGTATCACGCTCGATACACCCGAGGTGGTGTGTACCAACAAACTGACGACCGGCACGCTCGAAGTGCAGAAGGGCGGGAAGATGACCGGGAACATCGAGCACACCGGCGGGAAACTGACCTCAAACGGCGTGCAGGTAGATGACCACGACCACGGCGGCGTTGAACGGGGCGGAAGCTGGACGGAGGGTACTAAATGACGGTGCGTTATCTCGGTATGAACAGCCAGACCGGTCTCAGTATCTCTGAGGTTGAGCATATCAGGCAAAGCGTGCGCGACATTCTCGTCACGCCGGTTGGCTCGCGCGTCATGCGCCGTGAATACGGCTCGCTCCTGTCGGCGCTGATTGACCAGCCGCAGACACCTGCACTGCGATTGCAGATTATGGCCGCGTGCTATTCCGCGATCCAGAAGTGGGAGCCGCGCGTCAGTCTGACCACCATCACTTTTGAGCGGTCGGAGACCGACGGCGGGCTGTATGTCGATATCACCGGCACGCGCTCGGCTAACGGCCAGCCCTTTTCCCTCACCATTCCACTGAGTTAAACGCTATGGCAATTGTTGACCTTAACCAGCTCGCCGCGCCTGATGTCGTGGAGGTGCTGGACTATGAGACCATCCTCGCAGAGCGCAAGGCGACGCTCGTCTCGTTATACCCGGAGGAACAACAGGAGGCAGTCGCGCGCACGCTGACCCTCGAATCAGAGCCGATTGTTAAGCTGCTGGAGGAAAACGCCTATCGGGAAGTTATCTGGCGCCAGCGCGTCAACGAGGCCGCGCGTGCGGTCATGCTGGCGTATGCAGAAGATGCCGACCTTGACCAGATAGGCGGAAATTATAACGTCGAGCGCCTCGTCATCACCCCGGCAGACGACACGACGTTTCCGCCCACGCCAGCCGTAATGGAGTCGAATACCGACTACCGTCTGCGGATTCAACAGGCTTTTGAAGGACTGAGTGCCGCAGGCTCAACCGGTGCATATCAGTTTCATGGCCGCAGCGCCGACGGGCGTGTCGCGGATATTTCCGTCATCAGTCCTGAGCCTGCGTGTGTGACCGTGTCCGTGCTGTCGCGTGAAAATAACGGCGTGGCCTCTGACGAGCTGCTCGCCATCGTGCGCGATGCGCTGAACGACGAGGACGTCAGGCCGGTGGCCGACCGCGTGACCGTGCAGTCAGCGAAAATCGTCGACTACAAAATCACCGCATCGCTTTACCTTTACCCCGGCCCCGAAAGTGAGCCGGTGCTCAGTGCGGCAAAAGCAAAGTTACAGGCGTATATCACCGCGCAGCACCGCCTCGGGCGTGACATCCGTAAATCGGCCATCTATGCGGCGCTCCACGTCGAGGGCGTGCAGCGTGTCGAGCTGGCCGCGCCGGTGGCTGACATCGTTCTCGATGACACGCAGGCGTCATGGTGCAGCGAGTACAGCGTCACCATAGGGGGCAATGATGAATGACACCCGACTGTTACCGGTGGGCTCCTCGCCGCTTGAGGTGGCGGCGGCGCGCGCCTGCGCTGAAATCGAGAATACCCCCGTCCCCCTGCGCCGACTCTGGAGCCCGGACGACTGCCCGGCAAACCTCCTGCCGTGGCTGGCGTGGGCGTTTTCCGTTGACCGCTGGGATGAGAACTGGCCGGAGGCCACTAAACGGGATGTGATCCGCAGCGCCTGGTATATCCACGCACACAAAGGAACGATTGGGGCAGTGCGCCGCGTGGTGGAGCCGCTCGGCTACCTGATAAACGTATCTGAGTGGTGGCAGACAAACGACCCGCCCGGCACATTTCGCCTCGATATCGGTGTGTTAGAGACCGGCATCACCGAAGAAATGTATTACGAAATGGAGCGGCTTATTGCCGATGCAAAGCCAGCCAGCCGCCATCTTATCGGACTCAATATTATTCAGGACATTCCCGGCTATCTGTACACCGGCGCCCTGAGCTATGACGGCGACATCATCACGGTTTATCCCGGATAAGTGAGAGCACAATGACAGTGAAATATAAAACGGTCATCACCAAAGCCGGTGCAATCAAGCTGGCCGCAGCGACCGTCCCGAACGGGAAAAAGGTCAATTTTACGGCGATGGCCGTCGGTGACGGTGGCGGTACGCTGCCGGTGCCTGACCCGAACCAGACAAAACTCGTTAAAGAGGTCTGGCGTCATGCGCTGAACAAAATCAGCCAGGACAGGAAAAATAAAAATTATGTCGTGGCGGAGTTGCTCATCCCACCCGAGACCGGCGGTTTCTGGATGCGCGAACTCGGCCTCTATGACGACACCGGTACGCTGATTGCGGTCGGTAATATGGCCGAAAGCTACAAGCCAGCGCTGGCAGAGGGGTCAGGCCGTGCGCAGACCGTGCGCATGGTTATTATGGTGAGCGACATCGAGTCAGTCGAGCTGACCATCGACACCTCAACGGTGATGGCAACGCAGGACTACGTCGACGACAAGCTCGCTGAGCATGAGAAGTCCCGCCGCCATCCTGACGCCACGCTCACCGATAAGGGTTTCACTCAGCTAAGCAGTGCGACCGACAGCGCGTCTGAGAGCGTCGCAGCGACACCGAAAGCGGTTAAGGCGGCGTATGACCTTGCGAAAGGGAAATATACGGCTCAGGACGCTACCACGGCGCAAAAGGGTATCGTCCAGCTCAGTAGCGCGACCGACAGCACGTCTGAGAGCGTCGCAGCGACGCCGAAAGCGGTTAAGGCGGCGTATGACCTTGCAAAAGGGAAATATACGGCTCAGGACGCCTCCACGGCGCAAAAGGGTATCGTCCAGCTCAGCAGCGCAACCGACAGCACGTCTGAGGCGCTGGCGGCAACGCCGAAAGCAGTCAAGGCTGCGAATGACAACGCTAACGGGCGCGTACCATCAGGGCGCAGGATTAATGGTCATGCGCTGACTAATGATTTTAATATCAGCGCGCAGGATATTTTCAACGGGCAGTCCGTGGCAATTGGCAATGCCGCCGACCTGAACGCCTACACCACGGCGGGACTGTATTACCAGCCAGCGAATGCGCAGGCTCAAACCGGCAGGAACTATCCAGAAGCTAACGCCGGTTCGCTGGAAGTTTATAAGCATGCCGGTATCACTCAGATTTACCGGATTTATAACAGCTCCCGCTCGTACATTCGCACGCTTTACAGCGGGACGTGGTCAGCCTGGGTTAAACAGTATGATGCGGCCAATAAACCCTCCCCGGCTGATATTAATGCCGTGAATAAGGGCGGCGATGCAATGACCGGGGGGCTTAAGATTCGTGCTGCTGATGCGTTGCGCATTTACGATGCGGCATACGGAATGATTTTTCGCCGTTCAGAAAATAATTTTTACCTGATTCCGACAGCAAAAGACCAGGGGGAAAATGGCGGCATAAGTTCACTGCGTCCATTTTATGCAGATCTCACTAATGGCAGAGTGACGCTGGGTAATGGTGCAGTCGTTAACGGCGGTCTTGGTCTGGGGGTGATCAGCGGCCTTGGGGGGAACTCTATTGCTCTGGGGGATAATGACACCGGTTTCAAACAGAACGGAGATGGTGTGCTGGATGTTTATGCCAATAGCAAGCAGGTAATGCGATTCCTGAACAGTGGCATAACGAGTTATATGCTCTTCAACATGAATGCAGGCGCATCAGTAAGCAGCACTCTCACCTTCAAAAACGGTAGTGGTATCACGTCTGAGAAAACTGGCGCCAACCCCCGAAACGGCCGAATTTACTGGGGCGGTGATGCGAGTCGCGGCAACAGGATAGAATTTGCAGATGATGCCGGCTGGAAAGCTTACATTGAGCGTCATCCCTCAAACGGTGTTCAGTTGGTCGTAAATGGGCGAATCAATGGAAGTATTGTTTATTCCAGTGGTGAAGTACTGGCAGGAGGAGGGAGCGCTCGCTTTGCTGCTGATGGAAATATATTTGACTCAAAATGGGGCAATCAGTGGCTTGATGCCTATTTAAAAAACACCTATCAGCCAAAGGGCAATTACACCCCGGCGGGTCAGGCTTATACCAGAGCAGAGTCGGATGCGCGTTACGGAGTCGGTAAAACGACGACAGGCAATAACAGCGCTTACTACACGCATGGTAATGGTGCTGTGTTTATGCAGTCCGTGAGAAATATCTCGGTCGGCAACAATGCCACTGTAACCGTGACACTGCCTACGTCGTTCCCTAACGGGATACTCGGTATCGGTTCGAGTTATTACGGTGCAGGGGGTAATAACTCCGCATCATTTTATCTCTGTTCGCCTGTCGGGAAAAATCAGGTGAAAATTGAAACCCATAACTGCAACGGAACATTTTATTTAAACGTAACGGGTTACTGATATGCAGAAATATTTCAGCAATACAGATAAAAGCTTTTACCTTGAGGAAACTGTCAAAACCTATGAAGAACAGGGTATTCCCGTTCCGTCAGACCTGATGACAATAACCGATGCTGAATATGAAGCCTTTATGGTTTCACCTGACCGGAAAGCGCCTCAGTACAATGTTGAATCAGAATGCATGGAATGGGTCGACATCGAACCGCCTACACGCGAGGAAGTTATCGAAAATGCTGCGGCATTAAAGGCGCAGCTCTTGTCTGTTGCAGCTCAGGCCATAGCACCATTGCAGGATGCGGTCGATTTGTCGATGGCGACAGAAGAGGAAATGGCGAGCCTGTCGGCGTGGAAGAAATACCGGGTTTTACTTAACCGGGTTGATACCAGTGAGCCTGACGAAATTGAATGGCCTGAATCGCCGTTAACAGAGTAATAAAAAACCCGCGTTAAGCGGGTTTAATCATAGGGGCATTCTTCATAGTCTTTTTCTGTTTCATCACCGACAAACAGTCTGAGCCAGCAAAAGCCAAAGAGCCACCATGCAGCCAGACAACCAATAATCCAGAGTAAAATCGTCATTATCGCTTCCTCGTTAATGGCGAAACGATAGCGACAATACCCACTCATTGATAATGGTTATCAGCGATCAATTAACCGTGATTGATCGCAGATAACGATCAATGACCCTTTCCGCCCCCCTCAACCGGACACTGCGCGTTGTGCTGTCACTCCCCCAACGGCCTTTCGTTTCTCACACCTCACACACAACAGAAAATAGTTGCACCCCTTAACCACGGAGTTAAACGGATGAGCGACTATCATCACGGCGTCGAGGTCATCGAGATTAACGATGGCACGCGCACCATTTCCACCGTTTCGACGGCTATCATCGGCATGGTCTGCACCGCCAGCGATGCTGACGATTCCACATTCCCGCTAAATGAGCCGGTGCTGATTACCAGCGTGCAGAACGCTATCGGTAAAGCCGGTAAGCTCGGCACCCTGTCAAAATCCCTGCAAGCCATTGCAGACCAGTGCAAGCCGGTCGTTGTGGTTGTGCGCGTTGCCGAAGGTATTGAAGACCCGGACGACCCGGAAGCGGCGCAGAAAGAAACCATTTCCAACATCATCGGCACGACCGACGAAAACGGCAAATACACCGGACTGAAAGCGCTGTTGACCGCCAAAACTGTCACCGGCGTTAAGCCGCGCATTCTCGGCGTGCCGGGGCTGGATTCTCTGGAAGTGGCGACCGCGCTCGCGGCGACCTGTCAGAGCCTGCGCGCGTTTGGCTATATCAGCGCGTGGGGCTGCAAGACCATTTCCGAAGCTATCGCCTACCGTGAGAATTTCAGCCAGCGTGAGCTGACGGTCATTCACCCTGATTTTCTGGCATGGGACACCACGGCAAATCAGACCGAAATAGCATGGGCGACCGCCCGCGCGCTCGGCCTGCGTGCCAAAATCGACCAGGAGACGGGCTGGCACAAAACGCTCTCTAACGTCGGCGTGAATGGCGTCACCGGCGTCAGTGCCTCGGTCTCTTGGGACTTACAGGAGAAAGCCACCGACGCGAACCTGTTAAATCAGGCCGGTGTCACCACGCTGATCCGTAACGACGGCTTTAAATTTTGGGGCAACCGTACCTGCTCCGACGATCCGTTATTCCTCTTTGAAAACTACACCCGCACGGCGCAGGTGCTGGCCGACACGATGGCGGAGGCGCACGCCTGGGCGATTGATAAACCCGTCACCGCAACGCTTATCCGCGATATCGTCGCCGGTATCAATGCGAAATTCCGCGAGCTGAAAAACAACGGCTATATCGTTGACGGCTCCTGCTGGTACGACCCGGAGTCAAACAGCGTGGAAACGCTCAAGGTAGGGAAACTGTATATCGATTACGACTACACCCCCGTCCCGCCGCTGGAAAACCTGACCCTGCGCCAGCGCATCACTGATACCTATCTGGCGAACCTGTCAGAGTCGGTCAACAGCTAAGGAGCTGAGAGCATGGCATTACCACGCAAACTGAAATACCTGAACATGTTCAACGATGGCCTGAGCTACATGGGCGTTGTTGAATCCGTCACCCTGCCAAAGCTGACCCGTAAGCTTGAGAAATACCGCGGCGGCGGGATGCCGGGCTCGGTTTCGATTGACCTCGGTCTCGATGACGATGCGCTGTCGTGCGAGTGGACGCTCGGCGGTCTGCCCGACGTCGAGCTGTGGGCGCAGTACGCCTCCCCGGGCGCGGACAGCGTACCGTTGCGCTTTACCGGCTCATACCAGCGCGATGACACCGGCGCGATTTCTGCCGTTGAGGTGGTCATGCGTGGCCGTCATAAAGAGTACGACGGCGGCGAAAACAAACAGGGCGAAAGCGGCACGACCAAAATCTCGACCGAGTGCGCGTACTACCAGCTCACGATTGACGGCAAGGAGGTCATCGAGATTGACGTCATCAACATGGTGCTGAAAGTCGACGGCGTCGACCGTCTGGCAGAGCATCGCAAGGCCATTGGCCTGTAACCCTCTTAACCGGTCAGTCAGGCTGGCCGGTCACTAAACTTAGACGAGAGCAACATTATGGAAAACAACATCGAAACCGGCGTTACCGAAAATGAAGCCACCGAAACCAAAAAGCCACACGTCGTGATCCTCGACAACCCTCTGATGCGCGGTAAGCAAAAAATCGGAGAGGTGACGGTTTCAAAACCTAACGCGGGAACCCTTCGCGGGGTGTCGCTGGCCTCGCTGGCAAACTCTGACGTTGACGCGCTGATTAAGGTGCTGCCGCGTATGACTTACCCGGCACTCACCGAGCATGAAATTGCCCGTCTCGATGCCTCAGACCTGATGCAGTTCGCCGCTGAGGTGATTGGTTTTTTGTCGCCATCTTCGGCTCGCTGACGTTCCCCGCAAAACTTTCGGTCGATGACTTGATGGCGGATATCGCGGTGATTTTTCACTGGCCGCCATCAGAGCTGTATTCCCTGAGCGTGACCGAGCTCATCACATGGCGCGATAAGGCGCTGCAGCGAAGCGGAAACCACCATGAGCAATAACGTCAGACTTGAGGTGCTGCTTAACGCAGTAGACCGGGCAAGCCGACCGCTCAAAGCTATCCAGAACGCCAGTAAATCCCTTGCTGGCGATATCCGCACTTCTCAAAACACCCTGCGCGATCTGAATGCGCAGGCGTCCCGAATTGACGGATTCAGGAAAGCGAGCGCACAGCTTGCCGTGACCGGTCAGTCGCTTAACAAAGCGAAACAGGAGGCCGCAGCGCTGGCCGTCCAGTTTAAAAACAC